TAAAGAACGGCCTACGAACCGGAACCGATATCGTATATTTTGTTTTTTTGAAATCTGTTGATCTATCAGATAGATGAGTGCTTAAGACACCTAAGACAGGGACCCTTACGACCCTCTTTTCCGGCTCGGGTTCCTGTTTCGCGCGTTCCCGCTTGCCCTCCAGATATTCCCTGTCCAACCTTTCAGCAGCAATGACGAGCGCCCCTAATGTGTTGGCGTTCAGGTTGGATTCGTCCGGGTCTCGCAGGAACCTGTTGATCGTCGAAGCGGCCAAACTTGCCGATCTTGCAAATTCCGTAGGGGTTATCCCGAGCACCTTCGATGTCTCATAGATCCATTCGCGGATTGCTTCCTTGGAATAAGACCAGGGCGGCCTGACGCCGGCCGGCCGCGATAGTTCGAGGTCATCGAAGTCTTCTGGATTGCGAGCCGGCATGGCGCCCCCTTTGCCACGGAGCATTAACAGCCGCTCATATCTGGGTACAGACCCATATTGGCTCTTCCGAGATGAGCAAAAATGCGCTAAACCATGGATCATGATTGATCTTCGCAGCGAAATGACCTCGATCGAGCAGCGCGCTCGTGCCGCAAAGGTGTCCATGCGCTCTCTGCTTGGAGAGGCTGGCATCGCGATTTCGAATTGGGGCCGGTGGAAGCGGGACACGGCCCGACCTTCGCCACCTGGGCACAGGTCGAAGCGGCTGCGGCGCGCCTCCTGCCTAGTGAAGCGTATACCGCTGATGACGATAATACAGAGGCCCATGTAGGCGGATCATCTCCCGGTCCCACTCCTGATACCGCAGGATTGCAGCCAGCGTCAGTATGTCAGACGCGCGCATCCTCGTACGAGGCGGAGGGGTGATGGCGGACGATCGCACTCTCATTCATTTCTCCTTTGATGCACAGCAGCGAGCAGACGCGGCGAGGTGGCCCGCGTCCGCTCGCCCTTGTGCGCCTGGTCGGGCCGGGGCGAACCCTGCAGGCAACGGCTTCCCGATGGCTGGCAGGCATCTGCCGCCGCCTCGGGCCTTGTTCGAAATCTCGTTTTCATCAGCAGTCGCCGTCTCTGTCGCCAAACTTTGTCGGCGCGCTGCCTGATCGTTCTTTAGTTCGCGTTGTGGTGCGTAACGCCTTTCGTCCCAGCCATAGGGACACAAGGCATGTCGGAAAAATCCGAAATTCGGTCGGAAAAAATGAGTGAGCTGCTGCTGAACGAAGCATCGAGCCTGCTGCGAGAAGTCGCCGGCAATCGCCGGGCCGACGAATCCAACAAGGCAGTGCTTCGCAGGGTTGGGCGCGAGGTCAAGGACTGGACGGCGTCACGGATCAAAGACGTCTGGTACCGCGATCCTCGCATTCGGATCAGGGCCAACGAAGTCGAATATTTAAGAGCGCTGGTCAGCCAGAGCCAAGGGAAGAAAGCGGATGTTGATGAACTGGATGCGCTCCGCACTCGTATTGCCCGCCTGGAGCGGCTTATCGAAGCGACGAATCCGGCGCTCGCTTGCGCGGGTCTTCCTGCGGATCGGCAATAACTCCGCCAAATGGGCAGAGGATGTCGCGCTGTGGATCGATCCTACGATTGAGACTGAAGCGGCAGGCTCCGCTGGAGGGCAGGTGTGATGGCTGAGCAGATGCAGCGCCTCGAAACCCGGCCGGAGAGGCTGTGGCGCGAGTTTATCGAGGCCAGCCGCAAGGCCGAGCAGTCGCATAACATCGAGGATGGTTTTGCCGCCGGCCGCGCCTGGTCGCGCTGGCTCGCCGAATTTGTACCTGACGGCAGCACCAAAGCGGCGGTCCACGGGCAGGCGTCGATCCGCCAATGACCTATTCTGACGCCTTCGCCAGCGAGCCTGTGCCGCCTCATTCCATCGAGGCGGAGCAGTGTCTGTTGGGCGCCATCATCGTCAATCAGGATGCGCTTAATGCTGTCGAGCGGCGGTATCCCCTAATTCCTACTGATTTTTTCGAGCCGGTACACCAATTCCTTTTCGAACGAATCTCCGGAGCGCATGATGCCGGGCAGCGGATCGATGTCAGCCTGGTCGTCGCGGAGCTGCGTTCCCTGGCCGGCACGGTCCTTCCCGGGGAAATGACAGTTGGCGCCTACGTCGCCCGCCTTGCCGCGGCGGCGACAACGATCGTCAATGCGCCCGACTACGCCCGCACGATTCGCGAACTCAGTGACCGCCGCAAGCTGCTCGATACTGCCGCGGTATTGACGGTGAGCGCGCACGGAGATGCCTCGCCGCATGACAGCGCGGCTGCGGCGATCGAGGTGCTCGACGAGATCGCGACGCCCGCAGCACAGCGCGATGCAATCCGGGTCGATATCGAAACCGCCTCCAATCGTTCGCTAGCCCGCATGGTCAAGGGTATGGATAACCCCAACGTCGTCACGGGCGTCGCGACGGGAATGCCCGACATCGACGACCGCACCGGTGGATTGCAGGCCGGCGATCTGATCATCCTGGCGGGACGGCCCGGGATGGGAAAAAGCGGAGTCGCCGTCGCCATGGCAAAAGCCGCCGCGATGAATGGAGTTGGGAGCCTCTATTTCTCGCTGGAGATGAGCGAGGTCAGCCTGTCTGATCGCATCCTGGCGGATCTTTGCTACGACAACCGCGACCGCATTACTTACGAGTCCATTGCCCGCGGTCGCCTGCCGATGGAACAGGCCGAACGGGTTGTGTACGCGCAGCGCAAATTGCGCGGTCTCCCTCTCACCATCGAGTTGCAGGGCGGTCTGTCGTTGTCGCAGATCGCGGCGCGGGCCCGGCGTCACAAGTCGACGCTGGAGCGGAAGGGCGGCTCGCTCGGTTTGATTGTCGTCGATCACATGCACCTGGTGGCGGCTTCGAAGCGCTACGCCGGGCAACGGGTGAACGAGGTCACCGAGATTTCGAACGGGCTGAAGGCGCTCGCGAAGGAACTCAATGTACCTGTGTTGGCGCTAGCACAGTTGTCCCGGCAGGTGGAAACCCGGGAAGAGAAGCGTCCAACGCTGTCGGATCTGCGCGACTCCGGCGCCATCGAGCAGGATGCGGACCTGATCATCTTTCTCTACCGGGAAGCCTATTACCTCGAGCGCACCAAAAGCGACAACGAGGACCTCGATCAGAAACGGGAGGCCCGCCTGCAAGAGGTCCGCAACGCGCTGGAGGCAAATATCGCCAAGAACCGGAACGGGGAAGGCGGGCTGGTGAATCTCTTTTTCGATGCCGGCTGCAATGCCATTCGAACGGCGACGAGGTGGTGATGAGCAAGGTCGGGGTGATCGCGATCAGCCGCAAGCTGTTCGACCAGGATGACGCCTTCTTTGGCGGCGATCCGCATAGCAACGGGCCATGTGTTCGTTTCCGAGCCTGGGTACATCGTCATGAGCAGCAAGTCGCTCGCGGCCATCAAGGCGATCTCGCCGATCACCGTCAGCGCACCGGCGATCTGATCCCATGGGCCGCACGAAAGGGCTGTAGCCGATGTTTGGCCTTGGCCCGTTCTCTCATCTGCCGATATCCGACAGCGGTTCGCGCGCCACGACATGGAGCGTGTCCGGCGCGGGCACCGCAGCTTTCGCCGGCCCGCCGGGCTGGTCCGCGGCGATCGGCTCCGGCGGTTCGGCTGCTGCATTCGTCACCGGCGGCGGGGCCATCTGGAACGCAGGTGGCGCCAGCCCGATCATTTGGGCCAGTGGCAAGTCGGCGAACTGGAATCCCGTGGGCACCGGCGATCCGCTGTGGGTCACGAGCTTTGAAGGCGTATGGAGCGCTCCGGGCGCCGCGCTCGTCTCATGGCTGTCGTCAGCGGGCGGTCGGTGGGATAGCAGCGGCTCGGGTGCGGGCGCCTTCGTCGCCGCCAAGGGCGGCGCTTGGTCCGCGTCGGGATCGAGCTTCGCGCTGTGGCTGCGCGGGTCGCAGCTCACGGCGTCGGGTGGCGGCGCTGCGGTCTTTGGCAGTGGCAAGTCGGCGATCTGGTCGGCGCCGGGTCCCGGCAACGCCGTATGGGGTGCAGCATCCGCGGCGAACTGGAATCCGGTCGGCGCCGGCGTCACTTCATGGCTTGCTACCAGTGCCGCGCGATGGACTGCAGGCGGTGGCGGCGCGGCGGACTTTCGATCGTCACCTGGGTCGATTTGGTCGGCCTCCGGCGGCGGATCGGCGGCGTGGAAAGCCGGTGCTATCTGGCGCGCAGGCGGTACCGGTTCGGCAGCGTGGGGCGCCACGCGCGGTGCGATCTGGGCATCTCCAGGGCAGGGCACAACCAACTGGATAGCAGCGGCCGGCGCGGGGTGGTCTGCGGCCGGCGGCGGGACATTCGCTCCGGTCATTGCGTCCGGGCCGATCTGGCGCGGCAGCGGCGCCGGCGACGCGCTCTTTGGCGGATCGACGGCATACGACCAGATGCTGTCCGACCCTTATCTGACGCTCGTCATCACCGCTGAAATTGAGCCTTGGTTCCTGACGGATCGGTCATGACGATTTCAGCCCTAAGCGTGCAGCCTACGTCGTCGAGCGGGAGTGAGCGCCGCTATTACGTTGAGATGGAAGCGCTGCTGACGGCGTCTTTCGAATACAAGATCTTCGTGGCCGGCACGACAGGCTTCGCGACCCGGCCGACCGACATGGTCTCAAGCCAGCCCTTCCGCGGCGCCCTTGAGCAGTACAATTTCTCGCGCGACATCATGCGCGACGAGATCGGCATTTTCTCTACCGGCAGCGGCGCGCTGACCATCTCCAACACCGACGGCTATTACGATTTCTTGGCGCGCGACTACACTGCCGAAGCGCGGCCAATCGTTCTTCGCGCCGCGCTACGCGATGGATCTTACGCGGACGCCTTCACCTTTGCGCGTCTCACCGCCAGCGGATGGAATATCGACACCGAGAGCATCAAGATCGACCTGGTCGATTACAGCTACAAGCTTCAGGTGCCGATGCAGCCGAACCTGTATGGCGGCGCCGGTGGCGCCGATGGCGGGCCGTACCTCGAGGGCAAACGCAAGCCGCGTGTGTTTGGCCCAGCGCGCGAAATCGGACCGCCGCTGGTCGTTCCGTCGCTGCTGATCTACCAGGTCAATGACGGTCCGGTGCAGAACATCGTCGGCGTCCGCGATCGCGGCATCCCGCTGACCAAGGGCTCGGATTACGCGACTTACGCGCTGCTCGCTGCGGCGACGATCGCTGCGGGCGCGTTTGCGACCTGCAAAGCGGAAGGGTTCTTTCGGCTCAACGGTATGCCGGCTGGGCAGGTCACGGCCGACGTGGAAGGGGACAACCGCGACGGCTATGTGACGACCCATGCTGACGTTGTTCGATGGGCGATCCGCAATTGCACGACGCTGCGCGACCCTGAAGACCTGGACACGTTGTCGTTCGACAGGGTGAATGCTCGGCAGCCGGCCACGGTGGATTACTGGCTTGGACCGGACGATTCGCTGACGGTTCAGGATTTCATCGCCAACCTGATGGCCGGCGCCGGCGGCTGGGGCGGCCATCGCAGGGACGCCACGTTCGAAGTTCGCATCTTCTCGGCGCCCGCCGGCGACCCGGTGCAGCGGTTCAGTCGCGCCGACATGCTGGACGGCGACATCAAGCGCGCGCCGCTGCCATCA